GAACCTGAAGGCCTGCGAAACGATGGTGCTGGTGGCGATGGGTGGCGTCGGCATCGGGCATCCCTACAGTTTTGGCCTGCGGTTCAGATCAGCCGGGGCCTGATGCGGCCCCGGCCTCGTCGCGCGGATCAGCTGTGCCAGCGATAGTGGATCTCGAACTTCATGCTGCCCGCGCCGGTCGCGGCGGCAGGGGCATATTGGTACAGGTCGATCATGTTGCTGGCCGGGGGGGCGGTCATGCCCAGCTGCTGCCACAGCGGCAGGCCGTGGTTGGCATCGCCGATGGCGTTGGGCGTATGGGTGGCTTTCGCCGCGTTAACCAAGGCGGTCGGCGCGGACTTGGTGCCGATCTGAGTGGTGGCAAAGCCGGACCCTGCGGCCACAAAGGTGGTGTTGCTGCCAAGGATGGCGTCGGCGGGCACTGTGGCCAGCTTGTAAAGCGACCCAAGGCTGTCGGTGGCGCCATGGGTGACCGTGCCAGTGATGACATGGCCACGGCCATTGACCTTGGCGGGGTCAGGCGAAATCTGGTCGAAACGCGGGTTGGTGAAGAGGTCGGATTGCGAAAGGACAACGGCCATATCTGGCTCCTGAAGATGGGGGTGGATCGACGGCCGGGGCTGATCCCCGGCCGGAAGGTCACATCAGGGGGATGATCACGGAATGCAGGGGATGATGATGACGCCCTTGTCCTGCAGACGGACGCAGTCCGACCGCGCCCAGACACGCACCACGGGCTTGTTCTTCTTGGACGTGTCGCGCCAGACGTCGCCCTGAATATCCTCCCAGACGCCCCAGACGATGTTATTTTTCGACCAGACGGCGCAAAGCCAGTTGCCCGTGCTGTCCTTCGGCACCCGGTTCGAGACAATCCAGGTGATCCCCATCAGCGAGGTCGGTTTGCCCTCGACCAGCTGCATGATGTTGAATGCGTTCAGGGCGGTGCCGCTGGCCGCGGCAATCGCAATCAGATCATCGGCCTGTTTCGGGCTGATCAGGCAAAACAGCTTGTCGTCCTGTTCCATGCCAAATTCAGCCTGGTTCAGGGCCAACTTGGCCTGACGCAACTTGTCCAGCGTCATGCCGGTGCCGCCCACCGCCAACATCTGCGACCCGGGCAGCGCCACCGTGGTGCCGCCGCGCTTGCCCTCGATGGCGTTGCCATAGATCCCGCCATCGGTCACGGTGTAGATGCCATTCGATGCGTCGAAGGTAGTGCCGGTGATGATATCCATCGTGCCGCGCACGACCGAGGCCGTGAAATACTGGACCAGACGGCTGGTCGGGTCCTGCGTCATGTCAAGCTGGTCTTCGACGTCGATGATGCAGCCGTCTTCGATTTCCGCCGTACGGGTCAGCCAGCGCCGGAATGCGGTCGCGCGGTTGTCCACGTTGTCACGCGCCCGTTCGGTCGCACGCTGGTACTGCGACGCGCCCAGAAAGTCGGCGGCGCTCATCATTTCGCCGCTGCCTTGCACGCGGGTCACCAGATCCATCAGCGGGTTCTTCATCTGCTGCGCGACCATGGCGACGTTGTTCTGATAGGTAAGCCGGAAGTGCGGCTCAAGTGCTGTTGCGATGGGCATGGGGCCCTCCTTGAAAACTGACGATGGGATGTGAGTTTTCGGCAGGGGTGCCCGATCAATGCGGACCCGTCCTAAGCTTCCCCGATCCGGGGCCTCGCTCTGAAGGGCCGTGCTTTCCGGCTGTCATTGGGACCGGCAAACGCCGGGTGCCCCGCAAGGGGTAGTATTACGCGGGCCGAATCAGTCTAGCAAGTGGGTAAGAAAAAGATTGACAACGAAAAACTCCGCCTCTTTCCGGGCGGGGTTGCGGGCTTTGGGCTTTGGCGAAACAGGCTACTGAGTGGCAAGCCGCGTCAGCTGCTCGCGCCGGGGGGCCAGCGCTTTCAGCTTGTTCAGATCGCGGGCGATGAAAGCCTTGCCATATTCGCCGTCCGGGGCTTCGAACCGCGCCAGCTCGGCCTTGGCCTCGGCGGCCGTCATGCCCAGATTGCCACCGCTGCCCAGGCCCACGCCGCGATCTTCGCCCATGGCGGCCCCGATGGCCGCAAACAGCTTGATCACGCCTGCATCGCCGGTCTTGTCAGTCAAAAGCTGCGTGACCGAGGCCTGCTGTTCCGGGCCGATGCCGGCGGCCTGAAAGAACACGCCTGCGGCCTGCTGGGCTTGGGTGATCTTGGCCTGCATCTGGTCGCCGAAATCGCGCTGCAGGTCGGACATCATCGCCTCCCGCGCCTTGGTCATCCCCTCGGTCGAGGCGCGTTCCAGGCTCGCCATATGATCGGCGAACAGGCCGACATAGGCGCCATGCACATCGGGCGGCACACCGGCGTCAAAGGCGATCTTGCGGGCCTGCGCCTCCAGCTCGCCATTCCAGGCCAGATCCTTGGGCCAGCTTTCGGGTGGCTTGACCTCGTATCCTGTTTCATCGGCCGGCAGACCAAGGGTTGCGCCGTTGGCCTTCAGCCATTCGGTCAGCTTCTGCCCCTCGGCCGGGCGGTCCATGATGCTGTCAAGGCCCTTGCCGATGCGCTGTTCGGCAGACCGATGCCCCTTGATCACCTTGGGCAGGATCGACAGCGGGTCATCGGCCTGCAAGCCCCGCGCCTTCATCCAATCGCGTTCCTCGGCGGTAAAGGCCTCGCCCTCGTACCACTTGGGCGCGGGGGCATCGCCACCGGTAGGCGCTGCGGCAGGGGTCGTGGTGGCAGCGGCGGCGGCAGTCGTATCTGCGGCGGCATTTGCGGCGGGGTCAGACATCGGCATTCTCCATCAGTTCGTTCAACTCGGAAACGGTCAGCGACATCATGGCCAGAAGGGACAGCGCCAGATCGCGCCGCCCCGCTTCATAGGCCATGCGCGCAGGGTCCAGCAGCTCGGGCCCATCCGGCCCCGTGGGCTGGGCCGACAGAATGCCACCCAGCCGGATCAGATCATGCGCCAGCTGCGGCTCATGCGTGCGGACGGTAAACCACCGCTTGGCAACCTCGCCAGCGGCACCACGGGACGGGAACAGGGCGCGAAGAAAAGGCAGCTTGGTCCAGATCATGGCCGCCCCCCCTGCCCTTGCGCCGGCTGCAGCGCCTGCGCCGCACTGGCGGCGTCTTTCAAGGCCCCGGCGCCCTGTTGCATCGCCCCCATCGTAGCGGCCATCTGCTGCATCTGGTCGCGCTGCTGCGCCAGGGCATCGGCATCCTCACGCGACCGGAACATCTTGGCGGGTGCGCCACGGGCATCGCCCAGAACCTCGATCAAGCCATCCGGGTCGATCCGGTCGGCGATGCGCGGCTCGATCTGCATCAGGGGCGCAAGGTCCTGGATGACGCGCAGGGCGGCGTTGCCTTCGACAGACCGCTGGGCGGCAGCGGCGGCGGATTGGTAGACCACCTCCAGCGCGGCCCCGGCCATGCCATCGGGCGGCGGCGGGATCTGCCCGGCCCGCCACAACAGGGCAAAGCGGCGGCTGATCTTCGGGGCCAGAAACTCTTGCTGGACGCGGCCCTGGTGCGGGGCCCACAGGCGCTGGCGTTCTTCCGTGATCGTCATCACCTCAGTTGCGGTCATGCCGGTGCGCCCGGCCAGCGACATCAGGCTGTAATGGAAGGCGTCCTTGATCTCTTCCATCTTCAATTGGCGGTCCTGCAGGGTCAGGTTGATCTGGCCGGTAATGTCCAGCGGGCGCAGCATCTGATTGCCCTGCATGTTCAGCCCGCCATAGACCACTTGGCCGGGCCGGATCTTGCCATTCAGCGGCCAGTCCGACCGATCGGGGGCCAGCAAGGTCGGGTCAGCCGCCCGCTGTGCTGCCCGGATCGTGGCCATTTCCATCTGGTGATGAACCCGGGTCGAGGCCAGGGCGACATAGCCCGGCCCGATGCCATAGATCTGCCCGCTGTCCACTTCCCACCGGGGGGCATAAAACGGCATTTCGTCGTAACCCGCCTCGCGCACCAGGCAGCGTTCGCATTCGGTCGTATAGCGCGACAGCCAGCGCTTGCCCTTGGGGCCGATGCGGCCGGGCTGGAAGGCATCGTTGGGGGTGACATGGTGGTAAAAGACGTGCTTGTCCTGTGCCCCGGCGCTGGCCTGTTCGGCAAACTTCTTCGGCAGGGCATCGGCCCCGAACATGCGCAGGGCAGCGGCGGGTTTCAGGTAGAACTTGCGCACAACCTCGCAAATCCGGCCCCAGCCGTCGATGTCATAGCAGATCTCGGCCAGACTGATCGTCACGTCCAGGATCTTCTTTTCGGCTGTGACCAGCTCGTCATACTGGGCGGCATTGCCAAAGGCCGACAGGTCGGAAAAGGCTTCCGTCGTCGCGCTGTAAAACGGGCTGATGCCGGGCATGAAACTGGCGAGCACCCGATCCGTCACCTTATCCATCCACAGGCGCGCGGGCTGATGGGCATTCAGATCCGGGTCATTGGTGCGAAAGCCGAACCAGCGGTTGGCCGGGTTGGTCAGCGTGCCGTAAAGGCCTGCGGCAAAGTTCGACTGCGCCATGATCGGGGCCGAAGACAGGGGCTTTTCCAGCACCCGTTCCGCCGAATTGGGCTGCATGAAGCCGCCACGCTGCGGGCGGATCAGCCGGGCGATATCCTCCCAGGTCGCCTCATGCGGGGCGCGGTCCTTCTTCATCTCGCTCCAGCGCCGGTCGGCATTGTCATGCGCCGGATCGTTGACGCGGGCGCCAGCGGGCTGGATCGTGGCGGGCTCATAGCTCACGATGCCACCCCGCCCATGGTGCTGGTGTAGGGAATGCCACTCGGCCCGGTCAGGATATCCGCCGCGGCCCCGGCCCGGCGCTTGCGCAGGCGGGCCTCCAGGTCAGACTGGGCAATGGCCTGGCTGTTGTCGATCGCAGCCACGGCCGGGCTTGGGATCTTGGGCTTGCTAAAGCACACGGGCTTGCTCCTCGACAGATGGGGTGCAAGCGGGGAAGATCCGGGCGTATTGGTGAAAAGCCGCCTGTCCGGTCGGGCCAAAACCGGGCATGGCACATTCATAGCCGAAACCCATGGCGCGGAGCAAGCCAGATGCACTCGGATGCTGCGCCCAGCTGCGCGCCTCGATCCGGTGGATGCCCCGCTCGGCACAATAGGCAGGCAGCGCCCGGCGGATCGTCACCGCCAGGCGCGCCAAAGGCAACCGCCAGGTCGCATGATCGCGGGCCAGCATCGCGGCCGCACCCACGCCAGCCTGCCCCGTGTGGGACAGACCAAAGACCGCAAAGGGCGTGCCCGCCCCGGTCAGCGCCACGAAAGAGGCCAACCGCAAAGGCTCCACCGCCCGCCATTCGGCAAACAGCGCCAGATGCCCGGTCACACCCCCGCGCACCAGCTGCACCTCCATCAAGTCAGCCACATCCAAAAGCTGCAGGACAGCCATGGCCGAAAGATCATCATAGGGGCGCAGCTGGATCATGGGTCAGGCTCCGATCTTTGCAGCCAGATCGCCGCGCCACCGCCGCTTGCCGGGCTGATAGCGATAGCCCACTTTTGGGCCAGGCACCCGGCGGATGACCAGATGCGTGGCGCTCATCCGGTGCACAGCCGAGTAGACCGATGCTTCGGTTGTGCCGCACAGGGTAGCGATCTCCGCATAGGTCCGCGTCCCGTCCACCAGCTGCGCCACCTGCGCCTTAAGCTCGCCCTTCCTCATGTCACACCGCCTCGTAGGTTGCGTCAAAAATATCTGACCGGCATGGGTAGATTTCCCCCTTCACGCCAGTCAGAAGCATATCGCCCCGGTTAAAACGCATGGTCCCCTCAAGCGTGGGGATCAAATAGCAGTTGTCATTTTCATGCGTGATCGGGTGCCCCTTGTATTCAAACGACCACGGCATCCCGTTGACAATGTTTCCGCCTGCGACAATGCCGAAGCGAACCAGCTCCTCGAAAGAGATCGCTTCGATCTCCACAGGCTTCTTGCGATATCGCGCCATCACGCAGCCTCCGCCTGCCGAATGGCAATCCGGGCCATCTGGCACCAGCTGTCCAGCGCGATGGAAATGCCCGGCCCGCCCACAGCCTCGACCCCGTCCAGGCGCAGGGTGACATAGCGGTTATTGTCTTCAATCGCCCGCCCGCCATCCTTGGCAAGCGCTTCGATCAGCGCATTCAGTCCGCTGATCGTGTTGCCCGCCTCGATCTGCGCAATCCGCGCCCGCAGATCATCCGGCGCGGCCTTCGGCGGGGCTGCTTCGGCCTGCGCCAGCGCAGCGGCCTCCATGTCAGCCTTGGCCTTGGCGTCAGCTTCGGCCTGCGCCAGCGCAGCCGCCTCCGCGTCAGCCTTCGCCTTGGCGTCGGCTTCGGCCTCAGCCGCTGCGTCAGTCCCCGTGCCTTCGGTCACTTTTGCCATCTCTTCACGCTCCATAGGGGTTCAAAACATCAAATCCGGTGTCCAGCCCACCGGCAGGCTCCGGGGGACGTGCCCCCCCATGCAGGCCCTGTCGGGCCGCCTTCCCTTGCGGGAAACTGATCGGGCTCACGCCACTGGCGCGATGCTCCGACAAAAGCAGGTATTGCAGCGCGTCCATGACGTTGGCCTCGGTCAGGCTCTTGTCGGGCACCTTGCGCTTGTCGCCATTGGCATCGACCTCGTCTTTCCAGACATACCGCGCCTCAAAGCCACGGATCAGCAGCTTGCAGCTTGGGTCGATGATCAGCCCGGGGCGGCCGCCGTCCAGGTACTCCAAGGGCGCCCGCACGGCCTCCAGGCGGGGCTGGATGCGGTTGGTGCCAATCTTCTGCGGCCGCACGCGAAAGCCCGCCGCCTGCGCCACCAGCTTGTTCCAGGTGGCGTTCTCATCCGCCGCCTGCGATGCGCCCTGCTCGCCCGCCATATCGCCCCAGGCGGCCTCAACCTCGACGCCCGGCCAGCGGGTTTCCAACAGCTTGGCCAACCGCCGCCCGAACTCGGCCGCCATCAGGCGTTCATTGGGAAAGTGCAGTTCGCCCAGAATGCGCCAGTGGAAGGGATCTTCGAAATCCCCGATGACGGCGGCCCCTTTAAAGCCCTGGTCAAGCCCGATGCGCAGCCGGCGGCGCACCACCGCGTCAAGACGCTGGTCGCTGACATGGATGCGGCGGTTGAACTCGCGGCGAAACACCGGGTCACCAGCGCGCAGGTAGACCGTCTTGTTGTAAACCAGCCGGTCGATCATGTCGCCGCGCCCGGCCAGCCGGTTGGCGGCGATCTGGCGGGGGTAGTAGCTGGCCGACAGGTTGGCCAGGTTCTCGCAGCCCGGCTCGCCATAGCCCGGCTGGCGGTAAAACTCGATCGAGATCCGCTTGGCCCCCTCGGGCAGGCCCGCCGACAGGTCCGCACCCATGCGCACCCGTTCCTCTTCGTCGTAAAAGACCTTGTAGGTCCAGTTGTCCTCGTCCGGCGCGTTGAAATCGCAGACGATCTGGCCATAGCCGCGCAGCTCGGGCGGATAGCCCTCGAAATGGGCCGCACCCGGCCAGCGGTCGATCCGCCCGATCCCGGCCGTCAGCACCTCTACCGGCACGGTGTCCGTCTCGTTCAGCCAGATATCCGTGGTCTGCACGCCCCGCATCGAGGCGATCACGTCATCGCCAAAGGCCATGAACTCGACACGGAACTCGATCGGGCCATTGCCGTCGTCAAACTCGATCACATGGGTCACCGGGTCGCCCCGCCCGCCGCTCCACTGGCCCATGCCCTTGGGGTAGCTTTCCAGATAGGACGGGATCGTGGTGGCCCAAAGCTGGCGGTAGGTTTCCCGCACCACCAAGAGCTTGTAGCGCCTGGTCCCGTCGATCACCGACCGGGGCATCATCAGGGCGCGGCGCAGGCGCGATTTCAGCGTGGTGGTGGTCTTGCCGCTGCCGACCGGACCCACGATGCCCACCACGTCCGCATCCGACCAGTACAGCGCCTCGGCGATCGGGCCGGGAAACTGCATTGTCTCCACCGAAGGCATCTCGACAGCGGGGTTGGCAAGCTCTAGCGTCTGGACAGCCTCGGCCGCACCCAGTTGCGCCAGGGCCTCGGCCTTCGCCTCCTCCGGCGATAACCCCGACCCGGCGCCCGCGATTTCCGCAGCCGACCAGACCACACCCCCCCTACCCCATCCGGCGCGACCAAGGTTCGCGATCATTTTTGCCCCCGGGTCAGCCCGAAAAGGCAGAATGGGGTCACACGGTGGGGCAGACAGAAACGCGCGGCGACCTCCCCCCCCCTGGTCAGCCGCCTGCCGGGCAGGCCCGGAAGCAAGCGGGGGGTGGGGGTCGAGGGTTCAGCCAGGGCGACCAGCACCCCTGTCCATCCGACAAGCCCCAGATCGGTGATCTTGCGCACCATGCCTGTTTCCTCCTGCATTTTCAACGGCTTGCCTCATCCGTCCGACGCGGTACGTCCGACGCTGGCAAAACCGCTTCGCTAACCTGCTGATTTTGCTGCATTTCATGCGGCATCGGCGGCGGGGCGATCCGGCGCGCCTGCGGCGTCACATCGCGGGCCTGATCCGGCCCTTTTCCGGCCTGCACCGGGCCAGATCCACCACCCACCACCACCACCTGGACAGCCTGCTGCACCGCCACGTCCGGCGTGACCTTGGCCAGCCCATAGGGCAGCAAAGCCTCCGCCGCGCGCAGCTGGGCCGTGAACACGAACTGGAAGGTGGCCAGCCGCTGGCCCATGGTGGCACTGGTGTCCAGGTCGATGGTGACCAGCGCGCCATCCTTGACGCCCGTGGCCGTCTGCCGCGCCCCAGCCTCGGCCCAGGCGAGCACCCGCTCCGTCGCGGCCATCGCCGTCACGAAGGCATCCTCGGTCGAGGCCATGCCCGCCATCTGAAGCAGCACTTCCTCGGGCAGCCGCAGGCCCTTGGCGGCCAGGTACTCGCGCAGCTGGCTCGTGACCTTGCCCTTGCCGCGCTTCGCCCGCTCGCTGTCGCCCGGCGCAGGCTCATCCGGCAGGAAAGTCATCTGCTTGCCCGCCGCCCGCGCCTCTTCGATCCGCTCGACCGCATCCCGCGCCAGCATCTCAAAGGAATTGCCCTTTGCCATGGGTCAAATCTCCCCCTTTTCAATGATTTCAACAGGTTGGGCCAAGCCACGACGCCGCACGGGTCCAGCGTCGTGGGTAGCGTCGTGGCCTGAACCTTCCTTTATCTCTTTCTTATCAAGGAGATAGAGAGAGAGGACGACGCCACGACGCCACGACACACAACATTCGTGTGTGATCGCGCAGGCGCATGCGCATGTGTGTGTGTGAGGGTTTTTGCTGTCGTGGCGTCGTGGCGGGCGGTAACGCTTTGATATCGCTGGCAGAACACCCACGACAGAGGCCACGACACCCGATCTTGCAACCGTCGTGGCGTCGTGGCCCTGACCCGCAAATCGGCCCTTTTGACGCGCGTTCATTGTCGGATCAAACCGGGTCCGGGTAAAGCACAATCCGAGGATGGCGGCATGAGAGGGCCTTGAAAGGGCCGCGGGCGTCACTGCCAATCCTCCATGTCCACAGGCGCATGGGCAGCAGCCGGGGCTTCGGCGCGATCCTGGGGAAACACCTCAAGGCCCGCGATGGCCGACAACGGGATCTCCCAGCCGCGCGACGACACGCCGGCCAGGGTGCGGGACACAGGGTTGGCGATAGCGCCCTTGATGCGGGCCAGCGACTGTGCCCAGGCACCACCGGCCCACTGCGTCCCGGCGAACAGATCGAGGAGCGGCTGCACCTTCTTGTTGCCGACGAACAGGCGCGGATCTGCGCCCCGTTCCTGCACCACACGGATCATGTAGGGCGCAAGGTGCGCGTTGGCGGCCTTGGCCCGCTGCTCCTTGCCGTTGGCATCGGTGGCATAGCCGTCCAACAGGCCTGCGGGCGCGCCGGGCAGGCTGGCGGCCACCATCAGCCACTGGGCGAGGGTATAGGTCTGGCCGCGCCGGAACACGTCCAGGCGCTGCGACAGGAAGTGGGTCAGCACCTCGTCGCTGTCGTTGCTGGCCTCGCCCAGGCTGGCGCGGATGGCCTTGGCCACCTTGGCGGCCCAGCCCTTCAGCTCGTCCGGCTGCGGCAGGGCCTCAGCGCGCATCATCTGCGCCATGGCCATGGTGGTGGCCCAGTTGTCGGCATCCCGGCCCTGCACGCCATGCTCGGCAAAGGCCTCGCGCCACAGCTCCAGCCGGGCGGCCCAGCTGGGCCAGCGATCAAGGATCAGGCGCTTGATCGCAGCCCCGCGCTTGCGCCAGATCTCGGCCCGCAGATCGGGGGCCTTGGCCCCATCGGGGAACGGATCGAGGCTCAGAAGGATGATGCGCTGCAGGTCCTGACTTTTCAGGACACCCGGAACAAGGATGGAACTGAACAGGAACGTCGATCGCAGCTGCCCGGTACTGCCCTTCTGGTCGCTCGACCCACGCGCCCAGCGGCCGCCACTGGCGGCAACCCGGGCCGTGGCCACGATGTCGCGCTCTTTCGTGCTGCCCTGGTCGCCGGGTTCCAGCTCGTCCAGGGCGACAGGCAGGGTGGATTGGCCCAGCAGCGAGGCGATGCCGCGCGCGGTGGCATCGGTGGACTGGATCAACCCTTTCTCGCCGCCATGCAGGTGCAACATCAGACGCTGCAGGGCCGATTTGCCCGCGCCTGCCCCACCGGTGATCCAGTAGGCCGGGCGCCAGGACATGGCCCCACCGAACATTTGCACGCCCATCAGGCCAAGGCAGATCATCGGGTCCAGATCCGGGCGGGTCCATTGCCAGGTTGACAGCACCTCGGTCAGCACGGCCATAGGGTCGCTTACGTCTTTGTCGGCGGCCAAAGGGTGCGGGACAGGTGGTGCGGCAGGATAGATGCGGCCCTGGTGCGTGCCGGGGTCCAGCTCGGTCTTGCCCAGATAGAGCTTGTCGCCGGCGTGATAGATCAGCGTGCCGTCGTCATCCGCCCAGGCACCAACGCCGCGCACGGCGTTTTCCGGGTCGAACAGGCCATGTTCCGAACAGGCGGCGATCATTTCCATCGCGGCCGTGGTCTGGTCGAACCGGCCGGGCTTGCGGTAGCTTCGGCCCTCCTCATCCTTGCCCCACTGGGCAAAGGCATAGCACAGGGCCGGGATGCGATGGCCGAACAACATCAGGATCGACTGCGCATCATGCTTGGCGATCGCGCGCAGCTGGCCGTGAATGTCGAGGTAGTAATAGGTCGCCCCATTGACGCCCAGCGGGCGCACCGGGCAGCCGCGCCAGATCTCGCCCTTGGGCCGCTCGCCACCTGACCTGCCGCCACCAGGCTCGGCCGGGGGCAGATCCTCGGGGGGCGGAGGTGGCGGGGCCGCACCTGGTGCGCCCTCGGCCGCGATCGGCGGGTCATCGAGGGCGGCACCCAGGGCATCGAGGGGCCGCAAGGGTGTAACCTTGGGCTTGGGTTTGGCGGCAGGTTTGATCGCCGCGGCTGGGGCCTGATGCGCAGCTTCGCCCAAGGGGCGTGGCGGCGGGGAAGGAGCTGACAGCCAGTCGTCGTTCGTCTCGGTCAATTAGCTTTCCCCTTTGTGGGAAAGCCGACCGCAAACGGGAAGGGCTTCAGCTTCTTGCCATGGGCATCGGCCTCGGGGTGGAGCGGCCCATAGGTGCGGAACGTGTGTTCCGGTTCGGCCTCTCCGATGACGCGCAGGATCACCCCGCGCACCCTCGTCGCGCCCAAAGACGGAAGCATTTCGCGAACATCGCGCAACAGGGGGGGGGAGCCCCACTTGACGACCGTGTAATTGGTGATGTCGCGCAGCCACTTGGGCGAGGCATCATGCGCCGCCATGTCCTTTTCCCGTGTGACGCGATAGTCGCCAAACTGTTGATTGCTCATCAATCGCCATCCATCTCGTAGAGCGTTGGACGGCGCGGAACCTGCTGGCCGCTACCGCAACTTTTCGGGCGAACGCGGGCACGCGTCTCCTCGATGAGCGTGTCATGCTGGCGCTTCAGTGAGCGCATCAGCTGCTGGAGCTGACTGATCGCCCGGATACGGATCGAGTTGACCACCTGATGAGGGGGCTGCTCATGGCATTGCACGATGACGGTAACCGGGCGTTCCGGCCGCACCGGGTCCGGTTCTGTCAAAACATGCAGTCCAGGTCCCAAAGGTTTCATGGTCTCCCCCGTTCCTTCAATGCGCGCTTGAGCGCGTCGTTCAGATCTTCGCCGGGCCGCTCGCTGCGCCAGACGCGCACCTGGCGGCCTTTGGCGGCATGGGCGGCGATGGCGCCCTCCAGGGCGGCGCTGGCGGCCTCGCCCTGGTCGTTGTCGGCGCACAGCACCACTTCGGTGACCGTGGCGGGCAGATCGACCTTGCCCAGGTTCCAGATCATGCCGGCGGCGATCACAAAGGCCGGCGGCTGGCCCAGCATGGCGCGGATGGCCATCAGGCTCAGACCGTTCTCGATCCCTTCGGTGATGTAGACGCGGCTGCCTTGCGGGGCCTCGTTCAGCTTCAGGCGGCCGCCACGCGGCCCGGGCGCACCGCACAGGCGCACGGCCCCGCCGGTGTAATCGGCAAAGACCTTCTTGGCGTCTGGCAGGTCGGCCTTGGTCCAGCCTTCCGGCCCGCGCTGCAGATAGGTGCGATGGCAGTCGATGATCTTCGATCCTTTCACGATGGCGCTGACCATCGCGGGCATCGGCTTGAAACAGACCTGCTGTTTCACCTCGCCAGTTTGGGGATCTTCCCAATCCTCGGTCCAGTAATACCGGCACTCGGGGTGATAGCGCAGGGCGCCGGGCATGTGGCCAAAGGCGGCCAGGTCGATGCTCCGGCCCGCCAGATAGGCCGCCACCGGCGTCCCCTCCAGCTTGACCTGGCCGGACAGCCATAGCCCTTCGGCGCGCTTGCGGGCCTTGTCCAGTTCCTTGGCGCGGTCGGCCTCGGCCGCGATGCGGCGGGCCTTGGCCGCGGCGGCCGCGATCTCGCGCTTGCGCTTCAGCTCGGGCGTTTCGGTGTCGAGGCCCAGAAAGGCGCGGGCCTCTTTGATCGCATCGGTCAGCGACAGGCCGCAGGACAAAGCAATCAGGTCGATCACATCGCCGCTGGATTTTGAATGCCCGGCATATTCCGACCAGCGGCCCCGATCCGGCCCGGACATGCGAATGCAAAAGCTGCCAACGCTGCGATCGGGGCGGCCGGGGTTGAGCATGAAATACTTGCCGTTCTTCTGGTAGCTGCCAGCACCGGGCTTGGCATAGCGGTCGATCACCGCCTCCAGCTGGCCCACCAGACTGTCCTTGATCTCTTCGATCGAGACCATCTGGCGGCCCGATGAAGGGGCGGAATGCTGGAACATGATCAGCCATGCCCAAGCTTGCGGGCACGACGCCGGGCGCGGGTTTTGGCAGCGCGGCGCTTGTCCTGGGTGACGGTGCGGGGGGAGGAACCGTGCGGGGCACGCCAGAAATCCGGGTGCAGCTTCATGCTGGGCGGCATCGTGAAGGACAAGAGTTCAAAAATGGGATGGCGCGACATGGGCTTACTTCCCCGCCGTGGCGAGCGAGACGAAAGCGGCCAGGCGGGCCAGCACGTCCTCTCGCTTGAAGCGGCGCAGGCAGGTCAGCAGCTCGAACCGTTCTTTGATCTCTTTGCTGTCGCGGCCCATCTCCACCGCGATATCGCCCATGGTCCAGCCGGTGCAGGCCAGCTCCATCAGGCCATGGTCCGCCTTCATGTCCCAGCCCCCCTTGCGCGACATGGTCCAGAGGTATTTGCCCAGGTCATCCGCCGGCGGGACGGTGGAGGTGGCGGTGGGGGCAGCGGCGGGGGGAAGCGCCACCTCCACCGCCGGGGTCGCCATGGGCCCAGAGGCTGCTTGCTCTGTCTGCTCGGCCGCAGGCGGTTCGGGTTGGGCGGCACGCAGCTCCGCGATCCGCGCGTCGATGCGGGGGCGCAGCACCTGACGCGCCCGAAGGTCGATGGCTTTGGGTGTCGCTCCCAAGGTCGCGGCGAATTCCTCGGCAACGCTCCACCAGGTCCGGTTCTGCAACCGTCCTGCGGCCATGGCGTTGATCAGGATCGTGTCACGCTCATCCGTCCAGAATTTTGCAAAGGCGGCTTTTTGCGCCAGGGCGCTGGCGCTGCCCGGCTGGGGCTGTTCGGGGTCGGGCTGGCCGGGCGCGTCGAAATGCGCGATCTGTTCGCGGGCGGCGGCGGGGGCAGGATCTGCCGCCGTGACACCGGCGAAAGCGGCGAAGTCCTCCCGCGTTGAAAAAGCCTGCGGCAGAATGACCAGATCGCCATCACCATCGCCGGTATATGTGACAGGTTCCGGGCGATCTTCCGGCTCCTCGATCCCGATCAGCGCGGCGTTTTCGGCCTCCAGTTCGCCCGAAAGCAATTCAGCCCGTTCCTCGCCTTCAGTATCTTCCGCAGCATAAATGCTGTGGAGCTCGTAGATCTCGTCTGCCCGATCTGCCAAGGCGCTGCGCATTTCGTCCAGCCCGTCAAAGCCGGGCACCATCGCAAGCTCGGGGATCAACAGGCGGGCCGGCTGGCCGGGCGTCAGATCAAAGCGGACCTTGATCTGCCCATTCTCAAGGACTTCCCCAAGCGCGCAAAGACGCCCGATCTTCGAGACAAAATCGCGCAGGTCTTCCACGCTCATATCGTTCAGCTTCATGGTGCAGCTTCCTCTGTTGCAAGCGATGCGCGCAGGGCGTCCAGGGCGGAGGCGGTGCGCCAGTAAAACAGGGTCGCCAGCGTGGCCCGCACATCCATCATCGTGGCGGTCCAGGTCATGGCCCCGGTGGCGCGGCCATCGGCGGTTTGCAGAACGGCCTCGGTCGTGGTGATCAGCGCCTTGGTCCGTGCGCTGGTGGGCACGGCATGGGGCAGCGCCTCGGCCAGGGCCTGCACGGCGCTGTCAAAGCGCGGGTCGGGCGACATGATCAGGCTGTCGATCAAGGCCAGTCCGTTCAGCATCACATGATGCGCGGCCGTGAATTCGGGCTGTGCGGGTTTGGGCTGGGCCATCACCACCACCCCAGCGCCGCACCGCAGCCAAGGGTCAGTGCCGCCGTGGCGGCCAGCCCGCAGACCACAGCCAGCCGGTGCGCCCCGAAGGCCTCGATCCAAAGCGAAAGGTCATCGTCATCCATCAATATCGGCCCTCCAATGCGGGTTAGGCGCCGGGGCCACGGCATAATTGACCGCGCGCCACAGATCCTCGCCCAGGGCTTTCAGCGCCTCGGGGTCGCGGCGCACCAGCTCGTACATGCTGGCAAAGGCCATGATGGCCGGGCGGGTCGGATCGTCCGGGCGCAACAGCTCTTCGGTCTGCTCGCGCATGGCATCGACATCATGCGCCGTGACCTGACCGCAGCGTGCGCTCAAGGCCACGGCACTGGCCGACATCAGGACCGGCACGCAAAGGCCGGGCGCGGTCAGGGCGATATCGGTGGGGTCTTGGTTGTTCATGCCAGCCCCCGTGCATAGATGCGTGACCGGGTGAGGGTTACCCCCGCCACGCCCCGGCAGACCGTCGCTTGCAAAACGGCCCACCTACCGGCAGGCCCGCCGGATCGGGATTGAAAAAGACGGGGTGCCCGGGAGGAGGTGGGCACCCCGCCAGTCTTCCGGGCCAACAACGAGCAGTCAGCGTGGCGCCGGGAAAGGGTCATTTGAAAAAGCCCGCCTGCCAGAGAAGGAAGATCCAGAGGGCAAGGTCCAAAAGCGCCACCGGGGCGTTATAGGCCGGGCGGCTCTTGCCATGCCGCAAGCAACCAATCGCAGCTGCGGTAATCAGCAGGACAACCAGGATGATGGCTGCAGCGTTCATTCTGCGGCCACCCGATGCTGGAATTCGGCCGGGGCGGTGCGCGCATCGAGGATCGCCTGCACCTCGTCCTCGGTCGCGCCCCAGATCAGATGATCGGCGGTCAGGCCAAGGTTCTTCACGGCGGCATGGGCCAGAAGGGCACGCATGACGCGCGCCGAAGGCAGGTCGCCCGCATCGCGTGATTTGGACGCGTTGCGCCAGTGATAGGCCGCTTTTTCCTGAAAGCCGCAAACCAGAGAGATTTCCTCCGGGCGGCCGATCAGGCGCTGACATACTTGAATTGGTGTAAGGTGTCGGGTCATGACCCCACATCTAGACTAGGATTTGTAAGCCTGTCCATCCATCTTTTTAAGTTTTTCCATCATGCATGTTGGGTCGAAAGTGCCTACCTAGCGAAAATGGATGATAAGTGGTTCAAGCAACAACAGAAAAAGGTTGGTGTCACCGCAGATGACATTGCCAAGGCCCGCGGGCGGTCGCGCGTGAATGTCTCCCATATCCTGACAGGGCGCCAAAGCATGTCGCTCGATTGGGCCAAGGCTTTTGCCGAAGTGCTTCAGGTGCCGCTTGCAACGGTCCTGGAAAAGGCAGGGGTAACCGATCAACCAACCACCCAACAGCTGATGCCGGGCTTTCGCGAAAGTGATGTGGCCCCTTTTTCCGTTGGGCACGGGCTTGGCGAAGGTCACACCGTGCGAACCATTGCCGAAGCCCTGGGCGGCGGCAGGCCGGGTATTGACGTCTGGCGCGTGAAAGGCCCGGCGATGGCACTGGACGGCATGATCGAGGGTGATTTCTTTCTGCTCGACACGCACCAGGCCGAACGCGTCCGCGCCGGCGACATCGTCGTGGCCCAGATTTACACCCGGAATGGAGCGAATACCGTGCTGCGCCGTTTTGAGCCTCCTGTGCTGGTATCGGCCAGCCTCGATCGTGGCGATGCAAGGGTGCATGTCGTGGACGGGGTGAATGTTGTGATCAAGGGCAAGGTCACAGCAAGCTGGAGAGCATAAATGCGGTGGATTATGCTACTTTATCAGACTGTTAGCTTTGCCACCTTCATCTTTCTGACCTTCCTTGATGGATATGTCTACACCTGGTGGAACTGGATCATAGCCATACCCGTGAACATCTTTCTTTCCGAGCTGTGGCCAATCTATTGGGGGATCTTGCGATGGACGATGGCAGGATGATCAGCAGAGCGGCAAATGGTGCATCCTTGAGGCCAAATCCATAATTTTAAGTTTTGCTTATTTTGATGGTTGACAGTTTAGACCCTTGACCCCTAACTTCTGTGCATAAGGCTTGCACAGGAGAAACCCCAATGGCCGCGTCTTTTCAGACCACCGTTCCGAATGCCCGATCCGCCCAGATAGGGGATCGGGAACTTGCCACACTGCGCCGCATCGCCCACGACGCCCGCCATGAACTGGCCGGCCAGGCCGAGGCGGAATGGCTGATCTCGGCCTGTGGCCCCCTTCTCGATGAGCTGGCCCAACGCCGCGCCGCCATGGCCGAACTGCCGTTGCAGATCGACCTGAGCAACGTCGTCATCCTGGACGCGGTGCGCTGATGCCGGGCCATGGTTTTCCCCTGCAACTGCCGGTTGACGTGACGCGCCCGCGGCGCTGGGATCTTCAGGTGCACGAAGGCGGTTTCAGTCTGGTGATCCAGCTGCACGACGGGCAGGAACTGGGCCCGGTTCTGGATCAGATGATGCGGCTCTATGGGCCCGCAACGGACGGAGACGCGGCATGACCCAACCTCTCCCCATCCTCCCGCATGACCGCGAACTGAACGCGGACGAGCTTTATGGCTTCAACCTCGCCTGCGCCTGCATGGCGACCTGGGGGCGGCAACTGGCATCCAACGCCGTCACCCTCGGCGGCCCGCTGGGCGACATCCCGCTCCAGGCCGATGGCAAGCGGCTGGCCTCCATGGCCGTGGCCCTGCACCGCACGATTGGCCAGGGCAATTCGCTCGCCCTGCCCCGCCCGAATTAGCGTTCCACCGGGGGCCGTCCGCGGCTGCCACCGCCCCCGCCACCCACGCCCCGACGCAGACGGCCGAAGGGGCCACAAAGGACAACAGGGACATGATTGAAACCATTGTGACCGTGGCGGCGATCATCGCAGCCGGGCTCATCTTCCGGGCGATCTGGACGCACTTCGCCTTTCAGCAGCCGGTCAAAAAGGACGCTGACGGCTTCGAGGCTTCCGCCGCCCGCTGGGGCTATCTGCACGACGGAAAGGACAAGTGATGGCACAAGCTTTTTCGAAAGCCCAACTGGTTGAGACTGTGGCCGCAAGGACTGGGCTGACCCAGGTCAAAACCCGTGCCGCGCTCGACACGATGCTGGATCTGATCAACGAAAAATGCGCCGAAGGGAGCACGGTTCGGCTGACCAACTTCGGCAGCTTCACTGCCCGCGATCTGCCCGCCCGCGCCGGCCGCGACCCGCGCACCGGCGAGGCGGTCGCAATCCCGGCAAAGCGGGTTATGCGCTTCAAGCCCGTAAGAAAGGGGGCGTGATGACTGCGTTGGAAACCCGCATGTCCCTGCATCACGAAGGGCAGATCACCTGGCCGGAACCTGAACTGGGCAAGCACTGTGACACCTGCGCGCATTTCTATACCCCCCCCAACGCTTTGGAGGGCAAGGGGATCTGCGCCTTGGTGGAGGCGCATCAGAATGTGGTCGGCAAGCGCTTTATCGGGGCCGATGCGGTTGCCTGCCCGAAATGGAAGGTGCGTGATGGCCGCTGATTTCATCACCGCCGAAACCGTGGCGCAGCTGGTCGGCCTGGTCGATGGCCCGGCCTTCCTGCGCCAGCGTGACAGGCTGACGGCAGATCACGCTTTCCCCCAGCCGATGCCCACCGCCTTCCGCCCGATGCGCTGGCGTAGGGTCGAGGTCGAGGCCTGGGTGGCCCGTCAGGGCCTTCCCAAGCCCGCCGTGCTGCAGATCCCGGAGGGGTCGAACGTGCGGCTGCTCAATCTGGCGAGGGCTGGGTGATGGATCAGAATGAAAAAGCGGCGGCCATTCGTCGTATGGCCCAAGAACTCCAGGGCCTTCCGATGCCTGAGGCGGCAGTATTTTTGGCGGAATTCGTCGGAGCTGCGATTGGCAGCCAATACTATGCCGCTGGCGTGGCGATTGATCGGGCGCAGACAACTTGCCGGATGATCGGGGATGTCGCAGCGGAAGAAGTGCGACTTGGTTGTGCGGCCCAAAGATCGAGGGCCGTGTGACATGACCCTCGGCCCCGTCGCCAAACCGCCTGCCGGCCTGCGCCAGCGTGCCCGCTCTGACGGCACCTGGCGCATCTGGTGGGAACCCTCGGCCCGGCAACGCAAGGCGGGCGCGGTGCCGGTCGATCTGCGGGCCGACAATTTGGGCTGGTCGGTGGGCGAGGCCAAGCGTCTGACCAAGGCCGCCGATGCCCGCGCCAATGGCGACACGGCCCCGGCGCAGGCCTACCGATCAGTGCTGGCCACCATAATCGAATACCGCAAAAGCCGGTTCTTCACCCACCTCGCGGCCTCTACCCGCGAGCAGTACAACGCCGACCTGAAAGTGATCGAGGCGAAGTGGGGCGGCGAACCGATCCTGTCGATCGACGCGCCGGTGATGGATGCCTGGTACGAAACCCTGTTCAATGCAAAGGGCATCTTCCGGTCGCGGTCCATCCTGATCACCATGGGGATTGTGATGGCCCATGCCGAACGTCTGGGCTGGCGGCCGAAAGGGTCCAACCCCTGCCGCAACCTGCGCATGGAAAAGCCCAAGGGCCGCCGCCGCAAGGGCACCTGGGAAGAGATGGAGGCCTGCCTGCAGGCGGCCAAGACGCTGGATCTGCGCGGGGTCGAACTGGCCCTGCTGCTGGTCATCTTCTCGGGCCAGCGCCAGGCCGATATCTTGGCCGCCCGGCCGGAACATTTTCAAGCGGTCAACATGCTGGTGCCCGGCGCGGCCGATCCGCAGCCGGTCTGGGTCTGGTCGCTGACCCGTCAGAAACGTGGCAACGCGGGCACGATCCCGATGCATGACGAAATCCTGCCTGCCCTGCGCCTCGCCCGCCTCGATGCCGCACAGGGGCCCGGCACGCTGATCTGGGATGCCGTCACCGGCAACGCCTATGACCGCCACCTCTTTGCCAAACGCTGGCAGGCGGTGCGCCGACTGGCGGCCAAGACGGCCCCCACGGTCAAGGATCTGCAATGGCGCGATCTGCGCCGCACCTTCGCCGGCCTCGCCCGCCTGGGCGGCGCCTCACGCGATGATGTCGGCGAAACCATCGGCAACACCGCCGCCACGAATGAGGAACTGGGCGCCGTCTACATGTCGCCTCAGCTGGAAACCACCGCCCGCGCCATCGCAGCGGTCAAAAGGCCCGAAAGGAAAAAGGGATGAGGGACAAAGAAAATCAGGTGCTGCTGGCGTTGCGGCTGGGGCGCGAATTCATCAAGCAGACCCACGAGGTGCTGGCCGACACGACACTCTGGCTTGCCGAAGAGGAATGCACCGGCGTCAGCGGCGGGGTCCTTGTCCTGACCGGGGATCTGCCAGCGGGTTCGGATGCGGGCAAGATCACAGTAGCCGCCGCCTTTGGGTGCAAATGCCCCAGCTGTCTGGAAGCCGCCCTGCGCGCCGTGGCCGCTGCTTTTGATAGCGACATTGCGGAGATCGAGACGACCGCCCAGCCAGCCAGTCCGATCATGGGGGTCCACTGATGCACCAGCAGCCCCTCGACATCCGGGGTGCCGGTCGTAGCTTCGTGATCCTGCAGGGCACCAAGGCACTCCCGGGCCGCTACACCAGCGCTGGCAACGCCACAGCCGCCCTGCGTGGCATCGAACGGCGACTGGCCCCGACGATCACCCGCCGCTGCCTGACCTGTTCCAGGCCCTTCCGTTCGACCGGGCCGGGGCATCGGCTTTGCAACTGCTGCAGGCGCGCGACGTGATGCCCGGCCAGCGGGGCGACACGCTGGCATCCTCCCTAGTTGGATACCTGGGTCGGGCCTTGCCCGGCCCTTTTTTCTGGCCGTCTAACAATCGTCCGACACGGACGCATCGGACTGTCGGACGCCCCGTTCAAAGGGTTCCGGTTTTCGCCAATGTTTAAAGGGGGGTAATGGTACCGCTTTCCCGGCTTGAACGGGAGACCTCTAGATCCACAATCTGGAGGCAATCTATATATTACAATGACTTAGGCAAAATGCAGCAATTTATACATGCCTTACATATCAATGGCTTACAGATCGTCAATTTCTCTCGGACGGATCTCATTCGGTCCGCTCGGCCGCAGATCTTCCGGCAGTTGGTCCGGTGCTGCGACCTGGTGCTTGATCAGCCAGTCGCGGATCTCGCCCCAAAGATCGGCCGGGCCGAAGCTACGGTAGGACAGCACATCTTCGAGCCTGCGGCGAAGGTCGGGCGGGATTGAGTTTGGCCAGGTCATGCCTGGGGCATACCACAGGCCGGCGAGAATGATAAAGCCCGCCTCGGCGCACCGGGCGGGCTTTGGGGATCACCACCGCCAAAGCCAGCGGCGGTAAAAGCTGCGGCGCCGGCGTCTCATTGGCAGCCTTCGTCAAAGCCCTTTACCACTTTGGCGCCAGCGATCACGGCCTGATCAGGCACGGCCGGGTCCTGCAACACCGCGGCCAGGTCGTCGATCGCGGGACCGAGGCCAAGGCACAGGCCCTCATTTGTGGGGACCGGGACCGGCGCGGCGGGCGGTGTGATCGCGCAGGACGGCAAGAGCAGCATCACGATCGGGAGAGACAGAGGCAGTCGCATCTTGCACCTTCTTGGCTGTTTCGACGGTGGCTTTCGATTGTTCCACGGCGGCAGTGGCGGCGATGACGACTTGCCCCGCTTCCGCTGTCGCCTTGGCACCTGTGGCTTGGCCGGTCTTCTTTCCAGCGAAAAACACGCCGAGGAACGCCAGCACGAGCCCGCCCAGGGCCGAGACAATTGCCGCCAGGGTCATGTGGCCCACCCGCGTTTTTTGGCATAGGCATAGCTGGCCTCGATCGCAGCCCCGCAAACGAGGGCCAGCACCCCGACCAAATCGGGATCAAGTGCCAAGGCGGCCCCTGCGCCTGAGCCGGCGAAATAGCCCACACCATAGCGCAGGAGGATGCGGGCAAGCGGTCCATAGTCCATGAGAAATCCTTTCAGGGTTGGGCTGCATCAGGCCGCGCGGCCCAGCGGGCATAGGCGGCGGCGAGTTTTTCGGGGTAGCGGTTCTGGGCGGCACCGGGGCCGTTGTAGCCGCGGGCGAACCCGGCCCAGTCGTGCCGGCGCAGCTCGTCGTCCAGGTGTTCGGACAAGATGAAATTCACCATGCCGCGCAGCTGGTTTTCCTCGTCATCCGCAAAGGATGCGATCATCGCCTCGGCATCGGGAAAGCCGGCCGCCTTTGCGTTGAAACCCATGATCTGACCCATGCCCCAGCTGGCGCTCCGCAGGGCGGCCGGGCGGTCGATGCGGATCGCCAGCGCCAGGCGTGGGTAGCTGTCGGCGGGATAGGGCTTGGTCCCCCACTTGCGGTAGGCGAGGCCCTGCGTCTCGGCCAGGCGGCGCTTGGCTTCGCCCAGCTCGCGCCAGAAGACATGCGGTTCGAACAGCAACTTCAGGCGGCCTGCGGCATCGAACCCCGATCCGCCGGTTTCGACTTCGACCACGGCGCGGATCTCGTCCTCGCCCACGCCAAGCAGGCGGCCAAGACGGCCAAAGTCCCAGGCGTCCAGGCGCGTGGCTTTGCCTTGCCAGATCTCGGTCATGGTTTCTTGTCCTCAATATACCGGCGCAACAGGCCGTTGGTTTCGCGCTGGTCCTGACGCATCTGCTCCAGCACATCCTTCAGCGCGCTGATCTGCTGGGTGATGCTGGCGGAGGAAACGGCCTGCGTCTGGGCGGCCTGTTCGACGGCGTGGATGCGTTCGTCCTGCTGGTCGTTGGTCTTGGACATCTGTTCGACTTGCGAATTCAGACCCGACAGAAACCAGATGAAGCCGCTGGTCTGCACGACGATGGCCACGATGATTGCGATCGGGATCTTCTTGTCCAAGTGCCAGGCGCTTTCGTCGACCATCATGCCTTCCACCTCGCCTTGATGTAGAAGGCGACGGTGGCGGCCACGCGGGCACCCGCATCGTTCCAGACGCTGAATTGAAACGTGGTGTCGGTGAGGATTTCGCAGGTCACCTTGCAGGAAGTCCCGCTTTCCGGCGTCGCCACGATGTAGATGGTCGAGGCCCCGCCGACCATCGAGAAGGGGACGGTGACAACCTGCGGCCCGGAGGTAAGGCTCACCGCCTTCTCCCACATTTCAAGCCGACCATTCGGCTCCTTCAGCCAAAGCACCCCACTTGTTGCGCCTTGCGTTGCAACAGGCTGGTCGATCCGGGCATCCAACCAGTTGAACTCGCAGGCCGGCTCCGTCACGCCTTCGCTGATCGAAATGGCGTAGGCGAAAAATCCTGTGTTATAGGGCACTGCAACATCAGGATCGCTGGAAAGCAGGCCGAACGTCGCGCTGATCCGAGTGACGACGCCGGTGGGAATTGTCTCCCCGCCAATCACATGATCGTAGGTGTCGATCAGTCCGTAGTCGCGGTTGAAGGCGTAGACCCGCAGCCGAACATTCACCGTGCCAGAGGGCACGAAAAATTCTGCCGTGATGCGGGCCACGGCCTCGGTCGGCATCCGCACCACGCGGCGCGATACCCATTCAACGGAAGCACCCGCCGCCTTTGTGTAGCAAAAGCCCAGGTTCCCTGAAACAGCGGTGCCGACTGTTCCGATGACCGAGGCCATGGGCACCGCAGGCCGCTTGTCGGCATCGGTGCGGTGGGCAAACTCGCGGGTGGTCAGGCAGATCAGACCGTCTTCCGTCGCCGTCAGAACATCCTGATTTTCGACCTCAAAGAAATCCGGCTGCGTGAAAATCGCGCCAGCCATCCGGGCGCCAACCTCCTCCATGGCAGGGCCGGTCCAGTGCAGCCCATCGCCAACATCCGCAATGCCGACAGACCGCAGCACGCGCAGCGGCATGAAGGTGGTTTGCAGATACCGCATCGCAGCCAGATGGCGGCGGCGATATGCCCGAAACTGGCACAGCTCCATCACGACAAAGGGCGTGCCCGCCTTGTCGATCAGCCCATAGTCGGCCAGCATGTTCGCCAGCGTATCGACCTTGAAGGCCTGCAGATGCGTGGGCTCGTTGGCATTGGCCCCGCCGTGTATCCACAGCACGGCATCCCAGGTCGTGGTGTAGCGGCCCGGAATGGCCGACAGGGCCGCCCGGGCCTTGGCCAACATCAGGTCGGAAAAATTATGGCTCGCCGTCCAGCCATTTGCGGCAAGAATGGCGGGCGTCATGAAGTCTTCAATCTCGGCACCGCCCAGACTGACTTTATAGATATAGACCGGGCGCCCTGTCAGGCGCTGGATGACGCGCGCCGCCTGCCATGCGACGGAGTTTGCCCAGTTTCCCGCGCTGCCGATGTTCAGCGGGGCCTCGCCAAAGCGGGCGGGCCGCCACTGGGCGCCCGCCACGATGTCGGTGCCGCTGCTGCTGTCATTGTCAAAGGTATAGATGCCATCGACAAAGGTCTGATAACCCCCGACCGAGGCTTCGTTCGACCGTTCGTTGCTCTGCCCGGCGGGAAAAAGCGCGAAGGGCTCATTGGCGCCGACCGCGTAAAGCTTCACGCCGCCCGCCGTGGTCAGGTTGTGGTCCGTCGCATCTGCGGCCGCGACGCGGTAGCTGAACCCCTCGCGCTTGGCGATGATCGTGTTGCCCGGCGCCACACTGCCCAGACTGCCGACCGTGGTGGTCAGGGTCGTATCGGCCAACATATCCGCGATAGTCAGATAATGCCGCAGGCCGGGGATCGCGCGCAGGGCAAGGTCTTCGGTCCATTGTACCATGATGGCGCTCCTTACATCGCGGTTCTGCTTGGGATTTCGATCATGGCTGTGCCGTCCGAGACGAACATCATGGTAAAGGTCTTTGCGGCGACGGAGCCTGTGACCAACGTACTGGTGGTCTTGAAGCCGGTGCCGAA